TACGCCAACTTGACCTAATGCCACTAAGTTATTAGCAGGCGTAATTCCAGGTATGTCCCTAAAACCAACAGGATTATACCCGTGTTGGATAGCCCTCTGTTCTGACAACCCTGTCTCTGGTCTGGGGCCGCGTAAAGCTTGTGGATCTGGAAACGCTCTTGGTGGAAACAACTGTGGATGTTTAGTCTCAAACTCATCAGGACCGACCTTTGCGCCAGTCCATTCTGTCTTCATCTCACGAAGACGGTAACGGCGACCTGACCGATCCGATATACCATAAGCATGTTTACCACTAGCGTAGGACATTACACCCTCAGATAACTCAAACTAGGCTGCAACTTCAAAGGTGTTCGACCTTGATCCTCGTCCGCTGCACGTTGGAACTCTTCTTCATAAACTGACTTCAACATTTGAATACGATCTGGTGCTCGTTTCATAGCCATGTAGTAGGCTAACCCCGCCACCATACAAGGATAAAAACGAAAAGGCATATCAGTAGTATTAACCAAAGCATCCGCATCCTCAATTCTACGAACATAATAATAACGAACTTGATCTGTGGAGTTTTCAGGAGTGGACCACAAATACATTACAGGAGTAATCTGCCTGTCCAAATAATATTGACTAGGTCTGCCCTGCGTAGTTTTATTTGGGACTGTTGCATAATCACTACGACTTATTCTCTGTACTTCAAAGTCTGTGCTGCTACGTCTAATCACAACCTCTAATACATCAACAACATCAGCAGCTAACGAATAAGAAGATGTTCCTTGTGTTACAGTAAAGTTTGCTTCTTTTACTGTCCACAAATTAAGCCCACGATTAGCCCAGTCTGCAAACATCAGATTCATAGACCTACGAGCAGTCTTAGCATCATAGCCCGTGCGAACTTCTAGCCCACATCTTTCGTATGCTTCCTCAATCACCTCTGCTACATCGAGGTTAAAATCTCTTGATCCTGATGTTGTCATTGTATCAACTCATTTTTGGTTTCTGATTTGTTTTAACCATAACGCAACCGCCGTTCTTATAACCCATACGAGCAGCGACTTCAGGGGCTTTTGCTTTCAAAGCCTTAATTCCTTTTCCCTTTGGGCCTTCAGGTATCGGTTTCTTCTGTTCCATTATTATCCTCCTGATTATAAAGATTATCGAACACTCGATTGACATCTAGTGTATAGTCTAAATCACTTTTTGAATAGTGTGTATGTTGTGAAGGTCTAAAGTCTGGTGCACCCTCACCTACCGCAAACCAAGCAGGATGTGTAACCCGCACTCGATTATTCGGTAAAGCTACTATATTTCCTGTCCACTCTCCTGCATCCAACAACTGCATCACATGGCTTTGTTTATGTTGTGCCGGATCATCCGCAATCTCAGAGTCTGTATAGTCTACAGTAAAGAGATATTTAGCCGGAAACATCTCACCGTTTATTTTGGCTAACCAAGGACATGGTGTAGCTCTTTCTAATGTATATACTGCATGATGATGTGAAGAGCAGTCCCAAGGCTGCGCATCATGTGTTGCCATAGGTTCAGGCCACTCTTCTAGTGGGATGTCTGCAACCAGTGCTGTTATAGGCATTCTTGCCCACATTGCACCACCATGAATGGTATCCTCTTCTTCGTCTTCAGCTTCACAACCAGTAAAGATTACTTGAAAGCTAAGAGATCGATTTGGAAGCGTAGTTACAGCAACAACCATAGCATGTAGAAATTCGCCATGATACTTCTCATGATTGTGAGTGTATTCACGACGAACCCATGCCTTGAAGTAAGGGATGTTACTTTGTAGGTATGACATTTGGTTTAGAAGATTCCTTTGAAACCTAAGCCTGAAACTTGCGCTCCACCAACTCTGCCACCTTTAGCCATACCCTTGGGTTTGACCTTGCCACCCATCTTCATTCCCTTGGGCTTGACCTTGCCGCCCATCTTCATTCCCTTGGGTTTTATTTTGCCACCGTTACGATAGCCTTTTTTCTTCATTGCCATGTGAGTTCTCCTTTCAAAAGACTCGTACTAATCCACCGTTTGCTTTTTTGTTCTTCCAACTAATTCGTTTTGACGATTTCTTTTTCTTTGCAGCAGATGTACACTGTGCCATGGTAGGGCGACAAGCGGGATAACCCTTACGCTTCTCGCCCTTTTGACGACCACAGGGCTTTCCTGTCTTGCAGTCAACCCAACCTTTGCCATCATTCTGACCAAACCATTCTCGCAAAGAGTTCTTTTTTGCCATCAAAATGTCCTTGTTCGTTTGCGACGAGATTCTTCAACTTGACCGCAACCAGAGGCAATAAAACCCCCTCCATTAAACTTCTTCTTAGGAGGACGTTTGGGATTATCAATTGAAGAAACTATTCCACCTTCTGCTTTCTTAGTAGAGTTTCCCCAGTTTTTTGCCCCTACTTTGCGGCATTTTGATAACGCCCCCGAAGCGTAAGCCGAGGGCCATACTTTGTAACGGCTTTTTACTTTGTGATAACAAGCGTCTTTTTTGCTTTTCTTTTTTGCCATTAGTTATCCCCTTTGATGGCGGCTTGGATACTTGCTGTCGCATCTGCGCCCTCGAGATTGCCATATGTCCTCTCCATCTCTGTCTTTATATAATCAATTTGTAAGGCCATAACCTCTGTTCTTTTATCAACGGCTATCAAAGTCTTCGTGACCCAATCAGCCCAACTATACCCAACACCGCCAACACCAAGGACGAAAGCTGTTACGAGAGTTATGGTTACTTGTTTATTCACTTTGCTCACCACATCTTACAAGACCAGTACTTGGCCTTTAGTTTATCTAATGTTCCCTTATCACACCCATGACGAGCACGAAAAGACTTACGACGTTTTGGGTTTGATTTCTTAATAGTCATATTGGCGTCCCCGAATCTGACTATCTTTTCTTTACCCTTGTCACACGCCTTAACAACAAACTTCTTGCCGCCAGAAACTTGACGTTTTGGTTTGTTGCACTTCATCCTATCTTTATCGATCTTAGCCATCTTACCCTCAGAAAAAACGGCGGCTTTTACACCGCCGTTGCTTTAACCAAAGAATCCAGTAATTGAGTCAATGTTGGTAAGCGTCACATGACACTCATCATCAAAGATCATGCCATGATCTGGAATGGTAATCTGGTTATCATCACTTTGATGAAAGACCATAGATAACTGTGTTGCTCCACCACTACCGTTTTTGAACACAACCGCAGGAGAACCGCTACCCGCAGTTTTTACATAAAATGATTTTAGTCTAGTTCTACCGCCCTGTAGTGTTCCAGTCGCCGTAGCTGTCTTTGCAAAAATAGAAGCAGCCATCTAACATCTCCTATTAAGGTTGAACAGCAGTGTTAAAAGCCTGAGCATACATTACTGTTATAACAACTGATCCCGCATTCGTACCTGCGCTTGAGGTAGCTGTTAATTTTAAATCGGATGTACCAGTGTTCTTCCATGTAAGTGTACCACCACCAGAAGCACCTAAAGCTTTAATACCTACAGTAGTTCCAGAAGCAACAGCATTAACAAGAGTTGCTGCACCGCCTACGGTATCACCAACACTAATATTTGTTGTGGTGTTAGCAGCTACTTCTAAATCGATAATTATGTCTACGATTTTTGAGTTAGCGGGAATCACTACATTTGTGGCTTCTGCTGCAACAGCACCACCAGAAATGTCCATTACATGTTGTTGAGTCATTACAACGTAGCCGACGTTTGCTATGTCTGTTCCAACGACAGTACCCGTTGTATTTCTAATGTTACCTGCCCGAATCGGACCTGAAAAAGTTGTCGTACCCATGTTGATCTCCTGTCTAGGGTTAGTCAGCCACACCATGTGACTGTCAGGGATACAAACAGAGTAACTTATCTTTAAACAAAAAGAAAGGGGCAACCGAAGCTGCCCCAATCAAAATGGAGGTAATACCTCCCTATATCACAGTTTAGGCTCCAGGTGAACCAAAAATACAACGTGGGTCTGAGAACCCAAAGCTGTAACGTTCACGAGCTTTAAACCTCATGTTTCCTGTGTCGAAGTCTGCTTCCATGTTTGTGGATAGCGGAGTACGCTCAAAGTGGATCATTCCACGAGGAGCATCAGTCATGATAAAGAACGCATCAGGATCTGTTAGGAAGTCGTTAACGGCATAACCGTTAGGCAACATGCCCATTGATCTTAGTGCGTTTGTATCATTGTCCGCTGTACCAACACGAAGGTTAGATACCATTAGACGCTCTGCAACGAATTGCAGTTGTCTTGGGATAAGTAACTTCATGCCACGTAAAGCAACTTTTAAACCACGCTCGTCAACAAATCCTGCGATATTAATCAAAGCATCTTCAAGAGATGTTTCGTTTAAATCAGCAGCAGTTGCAGGTTCGTTGGCAAATGTACCTCCAGAAGTTAGAGGATGGTTAGTCGCACAAAGTGCAACACCATCACCACCCGCAGTAGCACCACCTGTGAACGCTGTGTTCAATACAGATGCAGCTTTAACCTGCTTTGAGTGTGCCATTGAACGAGCCAACGCACGAGTATAACGTGAACCAAGACGATCATAGAGATTGTCTTCGATAGCTTCCTCAGTAATTGAGAATGCCAACGCTACTGTTTCGTGGTTGTAACGAGCAGTGTATGCTTCGTTAGCGTCGTCAAAGTTTACTGCGCCACCTTCTGATTTAGTCGGTGCCGCTCCGAAGCCGGATAACATAACCTCTTCTTCAAATGCTCGATCTGAAGATTCAGTAGTGTAGATCTCTGCATGTTGGTTTTCGTACCTTTCGTACTCCATACCAAACAAGGCGTTGAGACCTGGTTCCAACTCTTTCGCTAGTTGTGCGCGAGATATAGCCATAAGTCAGTCTCCTTATACGCCAGTCGTTGAAACAGTACCGCCTGCAATCGCGCCATTGGCGGAATTGAAGGAGTTGTTTAAACGAACAATTACAGGGATACCCGCTGCGGTAAAATCTGAGTTTTCAGGGTCATCTTGGATACCCATGATTCTCAAATTTAAGTTTGCAGTGGTGTTAATTGTGCTAACACCCAACTTTGCGGAGGAGATACCAGTCGTAGAAGAACCAGAAGCGCCGTCTGCAAAATTTGCGTTTGCGAACACATGTCCTCTAGCAGTTGCTTCGCTTGTTAGTGAAGCATCTGAACAGATGACGAATGTTTGCATTGGGTTGTCATACACGAAGGCTTTGACGGGATGATTAGTGTCCGCGCCAGAACCGGGCCAGTTGTTAGAAAATATTGTTTCACCAGTGGTGGACGAAACGTATTCACAGCCCCAGAAAACACCTACGAGACCTACAGTGCCACCCGCCGCCGCGCCAACTTTATCAATAAAACCAGTTGATAGCGGGATGACAGGTGAGCCTTGAAAGATCGTGTTTGTATTTCCGGCTGCTATACGATACTCGGTCGCACCAGTGGTGTTAGCAGCCTGACCGACTACTCCAATCGGACGAAGTCCGAATGCACCGTTAGTGTTTGCCATAGTAGCAATCCTTTATGTTAATCGGAGTCTC